ATCTTCAATCGGGGAAGAATTATCGGGTTCAATGCAATAACATGGAAAATGTGATGCCGGTATTGAATCAGGGTCAACCCATACCTCATAAACCTTTTGAATACCTGCTACTGCCGCAAGCCGTGCCACTATATCTAACCAGGCAGTTTCTTTTGACATACTCATAGGATGCTTCCTCTTGAAAGACTCGCATAAAACAATTTACCATACCTATTTACTATTTCACGGTTCTTTTCTCTTACAGAAGATTGTAAATAAGATCGTTTAGGCATTTTTACTTGTTTTGTTTTCACCCATCCGCTTGCGGTTTTAAAAATTAAGTATGGCGCGCTTTTAGCTCTTATTATTCCTCCGAGTTCATGTATCCTAGCGTATACTAATCTTGAACCAACTTTACCTGTTACTGAATTCAATCCCGCTTTCACATCTGTTTCTATCGACCCTGACAATCCTCCTAATCTATTATGAAGTACCTGTCCACGCAACTTATACTTGACCACATATCCTCTAACCCATTCAGTTGTAGCTTTCATGGCAAGAATAGAAGCAGGCATAACGTTTTTAGAAATACGTCCGAGTCCTCTTATTGCAGTTCCGCGTATCTTAAATCCTATCACAATGACACCTGTTTATATTTTTTGAACCCTGTTGTTATTTCTTTCTGCGAGAATAGCAGAGGATGTTCTTCCTCATTCTCCTGTACAACCCTGGATTTTTGATAAGTATTAGCCATTACTTTCATCATTGTCTGCTTTAAATCCAAAGGCAATGTCCCAGCGGTATATCCATGAGTATAAACTACCTGTATAAGTTTCTTCTGAGCTTGAAACCAACCGGCGTGAAGTTGAATGATACCGTTCTCGTACCAGACATAATCATCAGAGCTTAATAAGCTTTCATACGTACCATCGCAATCATCATCGGTTTTCACAGAAGCCACAGCGGTAACAAGCCCATTTTCCAAAAGGATAGTATTGGTTCTATCGCCATCGTGGTATTCGGTACTTTCTGCTTCAACAAGAGCCTGTTGTAGAGTATTGTTAGCTATATCAAGTTCAACAGAATCTATTATCTTCTGTAGTAAAGCATCATCGTAGATTTCAGTCATGTGTATAAATTCTTTAAAATCCGCAAGGAGTATGAGACTCATTTCTTTTCTTTAGCCACCATGTCTTTTGTTTCTTTATTGCCTTTCCCAATATCCTTCACAACTTCTTTACTCTTAGCCCGCTCATAATCACTTTTGGGTAAAGATTGCAAGAACTCTTCTTCTACATTGACTTTTTTACCCTCGTCAACCGTTACATTTAATCCGTTCTTGTATTTTACCAATGTCCTGTTTTTTAACTTTATCCATGGCATACGATCTCCTTTTTAATAACAGGGCAGGGTATTTCCCCACCCTGTTATCGAGTTATAGAGGTTTTATTTATTCCCCTTTAATCAAATCTTTAATCCTTCCGACTATATATGCGTCAACAGTAACACTATCAATACTCAAATTAAATACTCGTAGTCTCGCATATTGATATAGTTTCCAGTTGTCGTAAGTATCCAGTGGGTAATACGTCAATAACGTTCCCACTGTTCCCGTTGCAGACGTCAAAGTATATGGTACTGTCCAATTCGTACGGTCGAAGCTGTACTGCACTTCCGCTCCTATTGAATCCCCAGCGGCTCCACCTGCATCAGTGAGCAATAAGGCAAAAGCCCAATTTTCCATTGCCCACCTATCATAAGTGGAATAAGTATCATTCGAATCTACCGGCTGTATGATAGCTTCTTGTGATTGAGGTTCAAATTGAGATGGCCATATATCGCTGTAAGTAAGATTCGTATCAATACCATAAGCGGTTGTGTCTATTGTCGTATCGACATGAGGGATTATATATTCAAAAGTATCATGGGCGGCTCCAAGAATTTCTGTAAAGAGTGCTTCTGACAAAGTATAGTTTTTGTAGTCCTTAATCCCAAAGAGAGAAAATGAGATAACAAACAATAATAGCATCAAATAAGTGGATTTTCTCATCTTATACCTCCCCTTAGTCTGCCGCTGTTGTGAGTTTAGCAAGTCCATTTTCAAGAGCAACTTTAATATCAAGTCTTTCCACAAATCTCAACCCGAGTAAATCAAATTCGGCTAAGTTGGTATTATCTATTGTTGCCTCAGTCAAAACTTTAACCTGTAACGTCTGTCTATCTCCGAACAATACGCACTTTTTCAAATCACCGAAAACAACAAATGATGTACTCGGTGCGGATGCTCCATTGCCGGGCATCGTGGGAACTGTCTCATATGGATAACCCCAAATCGTACCAGGGGCATTCTCAGACATTGGATTCCAAATTAAATCACCATCATCGTTTCTGAGTTTTCTAATATGCGTTAAGATATTCTTATGGAAGTAGTATTTTCCATTCTGCTCTGCGCCCGCAGTAATCGAATCCGGTAGGTCAAGCAGGTCATCGGCTGTGATATTCGAAAAGGCTATCTTACCAGCACCCATAACTACGTTTGTAACTCCTGCTGTCCCTAAAATACCTGTAATACCATTTCCACCGTTACCATTGAAAAGCGCGTCATCTTCACCAATCAGGAATTGTTCCACCATCAGGTTGCGAACAAATTCAACGATTGGAGGTGTAGCATCAGCAATAAGCTCTTCTTCGAATACAACAATGGCTACTTGTTTACAGGCTTCAAGAGTTGTTATTCCAAGAGTAGGTTTCGTTACATTCTTCTCTCTGTGTGAAAGTTCAACTTTAGGAGCTATCCATTGCGTTGTTGGACGAGTAGCAAGTTTGGGAACCGTCAAGGATAATCTAACCATAGGGACTATCCTACAATCCCTTCTGGCTATCCCAAACTGCACTGGCAAGCGCATTATCTCCGCATAATATTCAACAGGAACGAGATAATACCCTTGAGCGTTATTCGTTTCTGTCATATATGTAGATAATGTCTTCTCATTCCAGCCGTAAAGCTTCATATACTTCAATTTCTCTTCTTCGTTTATCGCTTGCAGTTCTTTCTTATCGTGCTGGGCTACTGCCCTAAAAAAGCGAGATGTTTGCGCGAACTTCACAGGTTCGCCGTTTACTGTATCCTGTGGACTAACTTCTCCGGTTTTATGCTGTTCGAAAAGGGCTTTCATCTCTGGCGTTTCAAGCAGAGATTCGGTTGCAGATTTTGCTATGCCTTCCGACATATCACCGGTAAGTCTTTCCACCAATTCTTCATAAGTTATGTCCATAGTTTCTCCTTTTAAGGTTTATCTTCGTTTACTATTCCTAATTTCTTCCTAAACCCTCTAAGGAAACTATCAACTATCTCTGTTTCGACTTTTGAATCAATCGCTTTTTTTAAATTATCGATTTGTTCGTCTGACAGAGATAAGCCTTCGTTCTCCTCTGGATTCTCCGGTTTTACTTCGGAATCCTTTAATCTGATACTTGGTTTAATAATATTAATAAGCTTTCCTTCTCGTTTCTCCTTGACAATAGTTGCAGGTGTAGAATCTTCAATAATAATTTCTGTTTTAGGTATTAACGCAAAACCTATTTCTTTTTTTTCAAGATCATAAACTGTTATCTTAGTTGTATTAGGGTCAATTTCTTTTTCTACCGTTGGTTCAATTTTTTCGGTTTCTTTTTCAACAGTTTCTATCACTTCTTCTTCAGATTCTTTTTTGACTTTCTCTTCCTCTTCTTCAAACCCGAAATCTTCGAGACAAATAGAAGGTATCTTTATCCGGTCATCCGCCATAGCTTCTTTGACTTCGATTAATTTCTCTTGCAGTATCTTTTCCTGCACAGCGTTAGGATTCGCGGGAACAGGTACAGCAGAATGTTCAAGAAGTTCCCATTTTGTTATAATACTTGATAATTCCGGGAAGTCTTTTAGTTCTTCTTCATTTGCCGACCGTCTATCGATAGGAATAAATCCAACAGAAACAGATTGCATAAAATCATCTCTATACATTTCGTAAACAGTCTTGCAGTATTCGCTCCAAGCATTTCCCTTATCGACATAAAACTCGGTAAGGATTTTTACTTCTCTATCTAATATTTTCGACCATACCCCTCTGCCGAGCGGCAAATTATCTACCCTACGATTATGGCACCAAAGAAAAGGTCTACCTGTTTTATTATAATTTTCGACTTCACATCCATTCGCCATTAAGCGTTCATTCACTCGGTCTACAGTCTCATCGCTTGCGACAAAGAGAATTGTATGCTTCTTGTCATCTACATCCTCAATCTTGAAACTTTGCCCCTTAAATAAATCGCAAGTTTCCATCCCTTTTTCTTCCGCTTCCTTCATAATTTTTTTTACATTCATATATACCTCCTGCTATTTAAGGCACGGTATAACCGTGCAACGACAATTGATTTCACCAGGATATGATTCTCCTGTACCCGAAAAAGCCCTTTCAAGTGAGATACAACCATCTCCTTCATTCAATTCATGTGTTTTTCTCACATCATCATCCATAGCGGTTATCCATTCCTTCTTTTGAATAGAAGCCTGTCTCATTGATTCCATGTGTCCGAAATTGGTAGCTGTATTAACTTCCGTTCTGGCTATCTTCAGACTTCTTGGGCCTCTGGCTTCGTCATAGACATTTCGGACTCTGCTTGAAAGTTGCTTTATCGTTTCACCTTCATTGATTCCCGCATTGATTACAGTAGTCAATTCCTTGAAAGTGGTTTTATTGATTCTCTCGATTAACATTTTTCTTTTCTTAAACCAATCTTCAATAATTAATGAATTTCCTTGAAATCCTCCCTCTATAATTAAATTAAAATCAAGGGTAAGTGTTTCCCCTCCAGATATAACAGTAGCAAGAACTAAGGGTTTCATTAAGGCTATAAGCTTTTTATCCTCTATATCTTTCGGTGGCAGATATACTTCCGAAGCCTTATATTCTTTCCCGTATTTATTCAAATTAGATATAACCTGTTTTTGCTGGGAATC